CTTCTCCCGCATGGTTGATACTTGCCGTCTTTCTTCGGTGCTCCAATGTCTACCCATTTTTCTGATACCCATTTTCTTAAACCACCTTCTGAATAATAACTACGCACACGCCACTCTTTTTCTTCTTGCTAAACCAGCAACCATGTGACCACCGGTTGATGCTTTTTTTCTACTTCCTTTTTTACCACCTGGTGTAATTTTACCTGAGCAAACTCCTGAAGCGTACATGTTTGCGTACGCCGAAGGATAAACTTTGAATTTACGCTTCGCTGCTGCTTTTCCTTTTGAACAAAGTTTAGCCATTACGTTTTAACCATTTTAGATATAGGTGATTTTTCTTTTTTCTTTTTACCTTTAGCCATTAAAATTTTTTTCTTTAACTCAGTAGGTAAAGTTTTTTGTGCTTTGGTTAAACCATTTCCACCATTACTAAATTTTTTTCTCATTATTTTTTTCCTCCGTTATTTTTAAAAATTTGTGTACCTTTTATACCATAGATGCTCGCCACGACAAGGATCCATAAATTTGTGAACCAGCTCGGAAGCGTAGAGAACATATCAAAGAACAATTTCACCTTGTCCATCGCTGTTGGGTCCTCACTTACAACTGCCCACGCCAAAATTACGATGGGCGCCGATAGAATTACCAAAACCGCCTCGTCCTTCCAGTCCGATTGACGTGCTTCTAATAGTTTTCCTTGGTAAGCTTCTTTTCCTTCGGCCATACGAGACGCATGCATTAACTGTGCATCTGACATTGCCATTTTAGTCTTCTGCTTGTTAGCGTATATTTTACTTCCAGCAGAAACGGCTAATTTAATTGCCTGAAACCACATGTTAGTAAGCTTTTGATTTTCTTTTTTTCTCTGCTAGTACTGCACCTTGACCTTGAACTTCTTCTTCAGGTCCACCAGTACCAATATAGTTATAAGCACCATCAGCAGTTGTTTTTGATCTTGGATCAATCTCAATTTGCTGTTCAGAAACTTTAACTTCTTTAATTTTATCTAATTTTTCCATATTTTCTCCTTAATTATTTTATTTTAACTGTTTTTTTCTTAATTGTCACTAACCTTTACGCATGATTTCAACATTTGGAACCATATTACCGGTGTTTTTCATCATTGAGTCTGCACTTGGTATAGTTTTACTAAGAATAGTTTTTTCAATTGAAGTATCAGCTCTTAAATTTGCTAATTCTTCATTTTGTTGAAGCTTATCTTCTTGATTTGTCTGGTTCATCATAGTTTTCATCTTATCAAGATTCATTCTCTCTTCATCCTGTTCTTTTTTACGTTGGTTTTCCATTGCTCTAAGATCTAATTCTCTTTCTCTTAGTTTAGCAATAGGATCATTATCAAATTGTGAAGTAATTTTCTTTTCTTCATTCATAAATTCTTCCATCATTTCAGCAATTAGTTGTGCTTTTCTAGCTTCCACTCTTTGTTGCATCATCATGAACTGCATTTGCATCTGTTGTGCCATTTGTGGATTCTGTTGCATAGCCATTTGCATCTGTTGCATTTGTACTAACTCATCTTTGAATTCTAATTCAATTTGTTCTTGAGCCATTAGACTAATATGTTCAAAAATATTTTTTTCTAAACTTGCCATTACCATTGGATTGTTTCTTGCAATGTTAGTTGCCATGAAATTTAAGTGAGCAGTTATATGTGCTCTATGATCTTGTCCAGGAAATGCTTGGAACTGTGCTCCACCTAAAGCATCAATATGTTCTAACGCTGGATCTTTAGGAGCTGGTTGTTGTGGTCTTATTAAAACTTGGTCAATATTTTTTACACCTAATGCTTCATACATATTTCTATATGATTGATACATATTGTGCATTTGTGGATTAGATTGTGCCAGCTGGAGTTCCGTTTGCGCAAGTGAAATACGCTGTGTTTGAGAAAAAATGTTAGGGTCAGCAACTGGCACTATATCTACTCTATCATCAAAATCAGATTGCATAATCATTTTTTGACCCCCAACTACATCGTACGGATATTCTTGTGGTAGATATAACTTGAATACTCTAGCTAAAATTCTGAATTCATTTTTAAGAGCTGAGTAAATTCTTTTGTGAATCGCAGACATTGTTCTACTTCCTCTTTCAAGTAGAGCTACTGTTGTTCCTACTGCTGCTTGTTGATTGCCATCACCAACTTGTAAATCTGCAATCGATGCAAATCTTTGACCGGCGTTTACTACAACACCCATCAAACTTAATAAAGTCTGTGACGGTTCTTTAAAAGGTAACATCATAAATGAATCTCTTAGATTACCACCTGGTGCATCTACATCTCTGAATTCACCTGGTTGAATTGATTGTGCATCATCTCTAATTCTAATACCTCTCATTTTAAATCCAGCAGGTAAATTAGATAATGTTCCTGCATCTAGTAATTGTCTAAGTGCACTTGTTGCAGTACGTGACAATCCGCCGATCATATGAATTAAACCGAAACCATAAAAACCTAAACCTGGTAAAAATTTAAAATGTACAAAGTATTGTATTTTTCTTTTCATTGGATCACCTGATTCATAATTTCTTCTAATAGATAAAATCTCGTGTGATCCTTCTATAAAAGTTACGATGTAAGGTATTTTAATTCCTGAGGGCTCACCAGTCTCTTGATTCATATCTTCGAAACCTTCTAAATCTAAATCAACATGACATTCTAATAATGTAAATACATCTTCATCTTTTGTTTTTGAGACTCCCTCAATTTCTCTTTCTTTTCTATCAATTTCAGTGTCTTTGTCTTGAGGTTTTCCAATTTCTACATCTTTATAAAAACCTGCTACTTGTTGTTTTCTTAAATCATTTTCAGAAATTTTTACTCGATGAATAATTGCTTCTGCATCATCTAATGAAGTAGCTGTGTAGGGTACAATTAAATCATCTGCAGGAACAAATTTTGATACTGCTCTTTGTTCCATGTCATCATAATAAACTTTTTTGAAAGCAGAACCCGCAAGTGGCAAATTAAATAACATTTGATCAAACTCTGGTTCATACTCTTTCATCTTTTCCATTATTTGATAATTCATAAAATCTTTAACACGAGTTGCTTGTTGTGTTTTATCAGGAGTAGGCATTCCTAAAACTTGAGTTCTAACTGGTCCATCTGCTGGAAGTAATTCTTTATAAGCTAATGCTTGAAACTGTGTAACTGCTTCTGCAAGAACTGGGTGTGTTGCACCTGAAGCTCCTTGAAAAGGTTCTGTTCTGTTATCATATTTAAAACCTAAAAGGTCTAATCCTTTAGTGTAGGTTTGTTCCCACTCTTTTCTTGAAGAAGAGTAGTCCATATATTTATTATTTAAGTCAGAAGATAATTCTCCTAAAACATCATCAGGTAAAAATTCTGCAAGGTTTGAATAATGCTCGTCACCACCTTCTGGCGATGCAGCTTTTGGATCTAAATTAATATCAACTGAACCATCTTCATTTTCTGTGACTTCTACATCATCAGGTGATTGCTGTTCTTCCGTTACTTCTTCAACTATTTGTTCTTGAACTTCTTCTTGACTAGGTAATTCAAATTCTTTTCTTACTTCGTTGGGAAGTGCTTTGTCTATATCCGCCATTTATTTTTTCTCCAGATTGTTTGACTGTTTTAACAGTATTATAATTAATATTCAACCCCTGAGGCATGGGTCCTGATTCAGGTGGCAGGAGCCAAGTTTTAGGGTATGTATTCTTCTGTTTCATCTCTTATGCCTTTAGCTTGATTAATAGTTTCTTTAAATCTTGAAGGTATACTTTGCAACATTGACTCAATTCCCTCTCTTCTATCAGTTCCTCTTTTTAAAAATTTTTCTTCATCACTTAACGCTGATGATTCCAAAGCAAGGTTAACTGCTTTACCTACATTAGGTTTATTTATAAACATAGATGCTGCACTTCCAGCAGCTTCTAAAGCTGGAGCTCCTGACATATACATCATTGGAAAATCTATTGCAGCGGCAATAGCATTATCTGCTTTACCAGGAAACATTTGAGTGGCTTTATCTATTCCCGGTCTAATTTTTTTATAATTTTCTACTAATCCTTCTACGGGCTTAAATAATAATGCACGAGCTTTTTTTCTTAAATTATCTCCAATGCTATAGCCAGTTTTGTCTATAAGACTTTCTAAAGTAGGAGCAGTTCCTTTTGGTTTTTTACCTATTTGACCTACAATATCAGGTCCTAATTTTGAATAATATTTTTTTACCGCTTTTTTCCTATCTATTAATTTTTTTTCTGAATTTTCAGATGCTTTCCATTCTGCATCAAAAGTTCTTCTTGCTCCAGCTTCAGCAATATTTTGATCTGCAAAAGTTAATTGAACATTAAAAGGATTTTTTGCAATACCTTCGGTATGTTGAATATTAAATATGCTCCTTCTAGATCCTGGTTCTATTCCAGCTGCTTTATTTATTTCAGTGGTTAAACCTTCCTTATTTAAAAATTCTCTTTGTTCATATGGTCTTAAAACATCTTCAGGTTTAAATTTTGTAAAGTTTTTAATATTGTTTTCTATATTATTAAATTTAAATTCATTTCCTTGTTTATCTACTAAAACAATTTTTTCTGTTTCTGATTTACCATATATTTTATTAGATTCTGGAACATGATCTTTAAATGTTAAATAATCATTTTTACCAGCTGCTCTAATTAAATCACTCCATAATAAACTTTTTGCATCTCTTCCTCTATGGTATTTAGGTACAGTCCCTCTTTGCTTTTGCATTCTTATATTATTTTTTATTCGTGCATTTTCTTTTTGTTCACTAGTCATTGTAGATTCTCTTTTAATTCTAGCGGCTTGACTTTGTAAAAATTTTTTAGCTTTTTGTTCATCTGACATATTTATGTATTGTTTTTTGGAAGATGCTAATTCTCTTATCTTTTTATCTGAAACCCCTTGATTTTTTAATTTTTCTAAATTATCTCCCAAAATGTTTTTTAATTCTTTTTCAGTGTATGGTTTTGTAGAAGAATCATAATTTACGTTTTTTAAAATAGGATATTTTGAAGGTCTTAAAATTTTTAAATTAGGTTTGTATCCTACTTTATTTTCCACTAAATCTAATAATTGTTTTTGATTTTTAAAATCTGTTCCTTTTTCACTTACAATTTGTTGTAAAGCATCTTTTATTTTCATAGTTCCTTTTGAAAAATTAACTCTCCCACCATCTGCATATCTATCTAATTCAGCATCATACTGTTCTATTTTTTCAGTGACCATTTCACCAGTTTCACCAAACAATGGCATAACCGTATCATAATAATCTGATGCAGATATTTCTTTATTGTCGAATGCTTTTCTTGAAATCTGTCCAACTAAATTAGTATAAGTTTTTGGTGATAAAGTATTAACAGCTGCTTTAGTATTTAAAGCTTCTAAACTTTTAAGATATTGTTTTGGTTTTGGTTTAGGAACAATTGGTTGTCCTTCTTCTAGGAAATAAGACGCTATGTCTTTGGCCATGTTAACCTCTGGCTTCTGATAAAATTTGATCTAAGAATTGTTTAAATGAAACTGGCTCTATTCCTTGTTCTTGCATTTCAAAAATATATTTTTTATATTCATCCATCGCTGAATCATCGCTAGCCATTTTAATTGATGGAGCATCTCTTTTACCATATCTATCTTGGATTTGCATTTCTAAATATTCCATCTCTTCTTCATCTAATAATTCTAAAGGCTTACCAAATAAATCTAAAGACATATCATTTTTCTCAGCCATTGGATCTGGTTGTGATGCCATTTTAGTTCCTTTAAGACTCTGGATCCCTGAAGCTTGGTCCATTTTATCATCAGAACCAAATGCATAGTTAGAACGCATCATGCCTCCGGCTGCTTCATTTTTTCTCATCATGTCAGCTTTGTCAGCCATCATATCTGAAAAATCGTCCATAGCCATATCGTAAACTTTAGCTTGCATTCTAGGAGTCATATCAAAATAGTCATAACCCATATCGTCTGCTATTGACTCTGCTAAATCTTGAATTGCTTGTTTGTCCATAATTACTAATAATACACTTTTGGTTTAGCTTGTAAAGGCTCATCTTCATAATCATCGGGATGCTGAATTAGACCACCTTGTCTAAATCTCATAACTGCTTGAGTCATAGAATCGACTAAGTCATCATGAT